TCTTATAATCTATTGTACCTACATTTTTGCTTACCATCACTGGTAAATTATTTTTAATTCTAAAGAAGAATATAGATCCCTTTTCATCATCAATTGGAATATCACTTAAGTATACGGTTCCTTCTACATCTTTTATATTAAATCCAGTAGACTTAATATTATAACCAGTCATATCACCATTTTTGTTTCTCTTAAGATGGAATTGATTACCAAAACAAAGTTCATAAGTTGCCAGTCTATTTAAAGCTGGTTGTAAATTTCTTCTTATCTTTATTTTTGTGATGTTTGATGTAATTCCAGAATTTACATTATCAATTAATGATATAACTTTACTATATTTAAATCTTCCACCAAAAGAATTTAAATCTGTGGAAGTTGAATACTCTTTAAGAGTATTAATTACTGCAGATTGAATATCTAAAGGACGTGAGACAAAACTCTTGTTATAATAAACATTTACATCCATTTCAACATACAAATATTTTAAATCTACAATCTCAGGTTTAATTCCAGCAATTGAGTATTGTTTTAAATCTTTTTTAATACTTTCTTTTGTAATTTGAGATATGTATGATCCATTTCTAGGTTTAATTGAAATGAAGACCTTTCCATATTCTGGTGGATCTAATTCATCACCACCATATGCAGTGACACTTTCCACATTAGGGAATATATATGGTATTAGACCTTTGTAATCATTTGCAGTGACTGCTCTATACTGAGATGAATAAACTCTAGGTCCTAAGTACTTAATGCTATCTACAGATTCTATATCATCACCATTTTCTGCAGATTGTGTGGTTGATAGATCAGATATTCCTGTAGTTAATTTATTTTGATTATTATCAATCAATACACCAGAAAATGTAAAACTAGAAGATCCATTTGCTTCTTTACCATTAGTTACGATGTAACTAATAACAATAGAACTTCCATTTGATGGTCTCTTTCCTAAAATATTATCTCCAAATATAACCTCATATTTTTCATCTTCGATTTCTTGAATCAAAAAGATTCTAGAGGTACTTTCAACTTCAAAAATATTTGAGTATAGTTTGTATTCTTCTGTTTTGGTATCAGTAACGTAAACCTTAACGGAAGATATATCTACATTAGCATTTGGAATAATAAATCTTTGATTTGTTTGTGAATTATCTAATACATATGACTTTGTTAGATAACTTCCTTCATAGATGGGAATATCAGTAAATGTAGCAATATTATTATTATCAACTACTGCCGTTTTATCTTGTGGGATAGAGAAAATATAATTTCCACTTTCAACTGCACCTAATGCTACAATTCCTGCTTTTAAAGTTACAGTCTTAGAATTAAATCCTGTAGTATTTACTGAGAATGAAATATTTGCTCTTGCAGATCTTTTTGAACGTGGAACATATCCAATATTTCTAGCAAGAGATACAACATTTTCACGAACGGTTGCACTATCAATGAATGCCTCATTGACAGCCATATTCGTATTAAATGATGTAATATAAGAATTATATGCTAATAGATCAATCAGAGTTGAGAAATTAGAGCCCTCGAAATCAAAGTCAGTAAAATTACTGTTAGATCTCAAATATTCTTTGATTTGAGTTCGTAATGAACTAAAATCTAAATTGGTAAACTGATTGAATGACATTATATTCTAGTCGGTTGAAGTAAAAATTCTATTTCTTGTGCTGGAAATGGCAATCCAATGATATCATATTGTATTCTAATATTTAAATCATATGTATCATCTTCAATTTGAACTTCTACATTATTAACTCTGACACGGGGTTCGAAGTTTCTTAGGACATTATAAATCTCTTCTTTATATAAAGTTACATAATCTAGATCAGCAAGTTCAAACAATGCATCTGCAATAGAGGTCCCCAATAAACTATTGAAGAACCTCTCTCCAATACGTGTTCTGACTAAATTAATCACTGTTTTCTTAATTGCGTCTTCATTTTTAAGGACAAGAATATCATTAGTCACAGGATGTCTACTAAAAGACAGACTAATATCCTTAAATGCCCTCGAAATCTTAAGACCCATTTAGATTATAAAGAAATAATCATGAATATTTATGATGTTTTTGATAAGTTACAAAATTATGGATGATTTGTATAAGAAGGTTCTAGTCCATAACTCCAATCATCATAGTCTTCATCATTTCTAATTCTTTCATGAAGTTCTGATTGTTTTGTCAAACGATAAGAAGGTGCCATATCATGAACAACTTCTTGTAATACCTTTGAATCTGCCTGATAGTCAGTCACTAATTTTGCGGTTCCCCACATTTCTCTCATATAATTTGAATCTCTATCTACTGGTAAATTTGACATTGGTTAGCTCCTGTTTTTAAAAATAAAAACAGAACTTTTATAAAGGAGGTTGCTATCTCCTACACTTTATCTATCTAACTCACGAAGATTATAGTTTTCTGAGTTAAAATATTTTAAAAGTTCAATTGCAACTATTTTTGGATTTCCTTCACCGCAAGTATAAACATCTATTGCAGCACAACCCTGTTCTGGCCATGAATGTAAAGAGCAATGACTCTCAGAGAGGGTTAGAACGACCGTTAGACCTTGTGGTTGAAACACATGACTAGAAGTATTCAGAATGGTCATACCAGCACGGCAGACGGCATTCTGCATGACTTCTAGTAACGGTTCTAAAGTGTTAAGTAATGTATATTCTACGTTATAAACCTCTAGTAAGAGGTGATTACCCATTGAGAATTTTTCCAATTTACATAAATCTCCCAATTTAGTATTTATTTTACATAAAATCCTTCTCTCTGATAGTCAGGATCAGAAATAAAACGATAATTTTTCATATTTTTAACTTTTTCACCCTTCCATACAGGTATTGCAATCGTATTTTCATATCGAAAATCTGGATTTCGACGCAATTGCACCTCAATTAACTTATTTCCTATAAATTCACAGTTAATCCACTCATAATTTCCAATTAATGAAGACAAAATCGGAGGAAATCCGATTATCTTATTAATTTTAGACCAACATGACCATTTATATAGTGGATTTTTATGATTTTTATGACCCTTTACGACTAAAACACATTCTTTTTTGTAAAAATCAACACTTAAGTGCTCACCTTTAAAGACTTCACACCAAAATTCACCTGGATGTAGGTGATCGGTACTACTTTTTAAGTATTCGATTCGAGAATTACGACCCATTCCTAAGAAATTCATCACTGGACGGACAATATAAAGTCCCGAGGAAGGTACGGACGTTCCTACGGGACCACATTGATACCCTAAAAGGGCACTTAGTTGTAATTTATTGTATACCCAGATGTCTTGAGGGTCTAATTGAGTCCACTCGTCGTTCCCTTCAAGACAATACATTCACCTTCCTTGTCCACGATATGCTTTTTTTGCTCGATTTCGTGAAGTTGCAGCATATTTTGTGTTTTTACCTTGTCCCTGTCGAGTATTTTTGGGATTTGGTTCGATCTTCATCGTTTTTTTATTCATTGCCATACTTCAATATCTCCAATTTGGTTTTTTTAACGCATTTTTAACGCATATAAGACTTAAAAACGCAATAAGAACACATCAGAATAAAAAAAGTGCCTTATGAAAGACACTTTAACAGTTTCAGAAACGTTCGTCAAGAAAGATTCTCAGATAATCCGAGTCTTTTCATGTCCAACTCTAATACGAGGATCGCACCAAATCTCAAAACCTGCTTCTTTTGCATCGAGACAGAACGAAACGTCCTCTCCACACATATCTTGAACCTCTCCACTATCAAAGACCTGCATCTTCGGTGCAAACCAGGGATACTCAAGAGATTCGAAGACACCTTTCTTAATCAGAACCCATCCAAATCCCGTATAATCAACCGTAAAGGGTTTTTTACGACGAGAAATGCTCTCAAGAGTCTCGTGATTCATAACTCCACCATTATTCTTGAAGTCATCTTCCTCGAGCCAGTGGGCAACAGACGTGGTTTTTCCATCTTCTGTGCAGTACCAACCAGCAGCAATGTCTTTATCCATTGCAACGAGACGATAGAAACTTTCAGTACTGAAAACAATATCACTATCAATCCACAACTGGTAGTCATATGCAAGTTTTCCATCCCAAGGTACTTGCTTTGGTCCACGAAGAACATTTGCACCTAGTACTTTACAACGTGCAAAGTTCACCATGGAAGAATAATCTTGTGAGATCTGAATGCTCGCACCATTCTGTACAAGATCAAAACACAACTGAACAAAATTCTTCAAATATGTATATGAAACTCCCCGTCCAGGTAAACAGAATACAATCGACTTACCTCTAATTGATTCTTTTGCTGCACTGATATCAAACTCGTCAGAAGATACTTCAGGACTTTTTGCTTTTACTGTAAAACCTTTTGCCATAAAAATTTCATTGATTAACTACTTTTATTATACCACAACAAGTCAAGTCGTCGTGTCTGTGTTATTTAGAAATACTTCAATATCCTTATCAGATCCACCAGATGCCCATACCAATCCTCTCAATATTTTAAGAGATCCTTCAAGTTCCTCTGAATGTATTTGTGTAAGTACTTCTTTACCATTTACTGATACATTATAAGTATTCATCGTCTTCTACTTTTCTGAGAAGGTCCTGTAATTCATCCTTCAAACTCTCACTTAAAATTAACTCCTCGTCAGATTCTAATCTATACTGAATTGTATCAATCAGCAAGTCTCTCTCGTATTCATCGAAATTTAATTCCATGTTTTATTCTTCTTTACATCTTTTCAAAGATTATATAGTAATTCTGATTCTTCGACTTTTCTGAGAGGTGCCCCCCTTGCAAAAATCTTACAGAATTCTCAAATTTTCTCGGAAAATTTTTTTAGGGCACGAGGTTTTGAAACTTCTTTTTATCCCTCGGAATTTTTTTAAGTGAGTGACAATTGAATGCCCGTTGGTGAACGTTTATAGCTTATAAGGGACCCTTGTTTTTATATATCGGGGGCATCGGTTTATAATAACAATCAACAACAATCAGAAATAACTGCCAATAAGAATTAAACAGTGCTGTTTAATAAGAATCAACGAAGACTTCGTTATTCGTGTATAACAACGAAGAGTGATTTTTATACCCAACACCCCCACGTATAAGATATTAACAATACTGTGTGATTTTTATAACGAAGTCCCCCACGTATGAAATACTGACGAACTTCATCATAAAAACACAATCACGAAGCAACTACAATTCATATAACGAACTGATTGCCCTAAGATTATACCACGAACTTCTATGTGCTGTCAATAGTATAAAAAACTGTCCATACATTAAGAAAACTTAATGGACGAACAGTTTGTATTATACTGCGGCAAATGTATGAAACTCAGTAACTCTCTGGGAGTTCAGAATAACGAAGTCCCCCACGTATGAGAATTACCACGAAGTTCATTGTCTCAGAGGTTGTTTAATAACGAACTTCATAGACGAACTGTTCATGATGCATTGTACCACGAAGATAATGATTTCACCACAGATATAGTGAACGATGTTGCATTATATCGAAGTGATGAACGATCTTATCAGGCAGCAGCAGGCACTTCCTCATCCTCAGAAGTCTCAGGGTCCATGGAAGTAATTACATCAAGAATTGCAAGAATCTGAGAACCAATCTGCCCCTTGCGAAGCATACCAAGCATCAGATCACGGGAGAGTTGAACTTGCATTTTGTTTGAGTTAGTGTTGTGAACTTGTGGTGGGCACTCCCTCCACCCTTTAATAATACCACAGATCGGGGTCTGTGCTCATTTACTGTGCCAGTTTCACAAGTGGCACACCACATCAGAGACTCATGCTGAGATTCTAATAGTTTTCCACAGGTTGACATAGTTTTCCACAGGTTTTTCCACAGATTTTATAAAGTTTTCCACAGGGCAATTCTTATAAAGCATTGCAAACACTGAGTTTACTCCGAAACCTGTGGAAAACTTTTGCTGGGTTCTTAGAGTTTTTGTGGGGGGTTGACAGATTTTTAGAGGTGTGCTATACTTATGCAGCCTTAGATGACTATAAATATCACCATTTAATTGAGGTACTCATAAGAGTCTATAAGGGAATAGATAGAGTCTATAAGGGAATAGATAGAGTCTATAAGGCAGTACAGAGGCAAATAAAACAGAGTATTTATACAACATCTTATCAGACTAATATAAACACAACAATATATTTTTTAATACATTTTTAAACAAGTAATAATCAATACAATTTAATTACTTTTGGTAAGTTAAAACGTTTGTTTTCTACTTGATCAGTAATGTTTTTTTCTACGATTTGAAGAAAGTTCCAATAACGTGAGTTATCATAAAAACAATCAAACTCAGTAGTGGAGATTAAATCATGCAAGTATGGATTGACTTGATAAAGACAATTCATAAATGCTTGACCTTTCCTCATCTCTGGATATTGTTGATGATATTGTGTTGCTAGATCAAGGAATTGTTTGTATGTCATAAGTCAGTTTAGAAACTCAAGAATGTAGTATTCAACAGTGATATTCAACTTTTCTGCTTCTTCAATATATTGTCTTTTCTCTTCTTGTTCAATAAAGAGATTCAGTGTTTCTTCAGTCATAATGTGCCTTTTTCTTTTTGTAATTTTGATACTCTTTCCATACTAAACTTAATGCCCAGATTGCTGTAAGAGTCTTTCCTATAAGAAGTATCCAGGCAAATGTAATCATTAAATGGATAAAAGTGAATAACCAATGATGAGTAAAACAATCAATCCAATCAATGCAATTATTGTCATTTTGATTGTGTCAATTGAATTGCTTTTGTAATATCAGTTGTTAATGTTTTGGGTGTTCCATCATTATCACACACAACATAAACAGTTTGTTTGGTCTGAATGTCTTGCGTAAATCGAAGAATCATGAGTTTTTGTTGTTTATGTGGGACAGATGGGATTTAGAGTTGATTCCAAAGTGCATTGGCAATTATATCACCAGCACCTGCAATGTTATCTCTTACAATCAATCGTAGAGTTTCTGCACCTTCTTGTGTTTTGTGCATCTCTTGAATGTTGATTGCAGTTTGAGAATCATCTTTTGATTCTACAATCATTTCAGCAATGGATTGAATCATTTTGAAATCAAACTCGGGAGAGTGCATCTTTCTTTTGCTTGGGATTTTTGCTTTGTTTGCACCAAGCAGATTTACGATTTCCTTTCAGTTGAGAAGGAAGTTTCTGCTTACCTTGCACCTCATTGATAAGAGAAATGAAATTGCAAAAGAATTGCTTTTCCATCCGTTGTGCAGCAGTCATCAGGTCATCCTTGATTACTTCGTAATCATAGCATCCCCAGCAGGGGTTTGGGGGGTGTATTGTGCCAGTGCTACAGGTGGCACATTGTATCATTGGACTCAGGTGAGTGGATGATACCTTACAGGTCATTCATTGCATTACTGAAACCTTGAGCAATTCCAGTTACAAATGCAGCACCAACACTCATCCAAAACTCAGGACTTTTCGCACAATCAGAAATTGCTTGTGCCCAATCTTGAGGAGTAGAGTTCATCAGCATTTTTTTCTGTTCAGGAGTCAGATCAGAAACAGTTTCATTCCAGGCAGTTTCAATCTCTTTCTCAAACACTTGACTGAAAGAAGTCACTTGACTCATCTCTGAACTCCGTTCATCATAGCACCAATCTGGGTGCTTGTCAAGGGGTCTACGGTTCTTCTACCTATCAGCATCCCTGATGGGTATGCTTACAGATGCACAAGAACTTTCATCATTGCACTTACTTCCTCTTTAGTATTCCAACCAATTACATCTTCAGTCATGTTACCATTCGGTCGGAAGATTGCAACCTCATAAGTGTTATCAGTCACATTTCCATACAATCCACTTCCAGGAAGTCCAGCAACAACAGAAATACTCCAATCATTGCTGAACTTATACTTTCCTTGAATTGCACCAGGAATCTGATGTGCTTCAAACACAAGTTGATCAAACATTATTCTATGAAAAAATAAAGAATCAGTCAGTTAGAAGTTCTGGGTAATGATCACCAATTTCAGTTAGAAGTTCTTCATCAGAATAAGATTCAAGATTTTCTTCGAGTTGACTACCAACAATTTGCATCAAATCTTTGGTAGTCATGTTATCAAGAATCTGATCAACATAATCAGAAATCAGTTGGTCACGATTAAAATTTGTCATTTTTTAGAATTAAAAATCAGGAGAAACGTTTTGCACAAATAGGACCAATTCCCATTTGAATAGAGAGTGGATCATTTAGTGTGCGACCACAAATTGAACAAGAACCAGTCTCATGTCCATAAATCTTTGCCAGTTGCAGAAGATTATCATTGGCATCTTCTAGCAAATTCTTTACATCATCACTGACATTACCTTTCAGTTCACCAGTAGCAGTAATCTTACCAACATAATAGTTGTTTTCAAAGAGATAAATACAACCAATGTTGGCACCTTTAGTTACAGTGCTCAGAGTAATTCCAGGCAGTCTCACTTGAAACTTGCTGGCACGATAAGCACCTGCATCATACATTTTGTTGACCAGTTGCTTGTAAGGTCCAAACTCAACTGGAGTTTCAGAATCAATCACACTTTGAGTTGCGAGATAGTGCATCCAAGAAACTTGCGATACAGATACACTTTTCTTGGATAATAAACTATCGACAAAATCATTATATTTGACATTTTCAGCAAGATAAGACTTTACATCTTCCAAAGTATTAAACTTGCTCTCAAAAGAGATTTCTTGACCCTTTTTATTGATGGTGAAAGTGGTCATTCCTCATCCTTGTGAACTCCGTTCACTATAGCACCCCAGAGGGGTCTGTGCTCATTTATTGTGCCACTAAAACAAGTGGCACATGACATCAACAACTCACTCAAGCATAGACAATTTCATCAAAACAGCAGAGTTGAATCAATACATCTGCACAATCACCATCAATCTCACCAAACTCATTTTGTGTAATGGCATTTGTTACACTTTCTTGAATGGTTTTAGAAACATCATACTCACCATTGACTACATTTGCCATGGCAAGTTCAACTTGATCTTTGGTGATTTCAAATGTTTCAAACTCAGCATCAATCAAATTGTATGTTTCTCCAGTTATAAATCCTTCGGTTGCCCAGTAACCAATCGAGTAACCTGCAGCATCAATAATGTCTTCGAAATCTTCTTGTGTAAGATTAAATTTAAGAGTTACAGTTTGTGTCATGATAATCAAACAAATTGTTGGGACAGTGCATACTTTACAACCTCAGTTCGGTTGTTCTTATACTCCAGAAGAAGTTCAATCATTGGTTTAATGTCATCTGGATCTGTGTCAGTTTCATCATTGGCAATCGCATTGAAAATACTTGCAATTTCAAAATCAGAATCGAACAGAAGTTCCCTGTGCTCATCAATTTCAAGATAATCTTCTACTGCATTAGCAGTAAGTTTCAATGGAATATCAGCACCAATCAAACCCAAAGTTGCAAGTCGTTCGAGTGCTCCAACAACCCACATTACTTTACATTCATCAACAGTCATTTGTGCGTTCATGATATTAAGAATAAAAGGAAAAGAAGGAAGTGAGATTAACTCACACTCCACACAGTTGTTTTGCAACAGAACCAGATGCTTGACGGTTCAGAGATACACCAGCACCAACGTTTGAACCAGCAAAAGCACCAGCACCGTTAGCACCATTCATTCTGCGAGCACGACCGAATCGCATCGTAGAAAGTTTCTTATCGACTGCTTCTGCATCATCATGTACTCGATTTTCTTCACGTTTCATATCTTGCAGACGTTCAAAAACTTTTTCTGCAAATGCTTTACGGAAGTTAATCTTGAAACTACGAGATACAGTTGCACCAGTCAGTTCTGCCATAACTTTCTCTGCTTTATGTGCAACTTCTGCCTCTTTCTCCATCACCTGAACAAGGTAATCATAATAGAGTCGCACTTGAATCTGTTGTGCTTCACTACCGATCACTTGCAGAGACTTGTTATCACCATTCTTCAAATATGCTTTTGCATCATAGAAAGTAGCAACAGCATTGAGAAGAAGAGAAAGTGCAGTATTTAGACGTTTGAATGATGCAAACTCCTCATCAAAAACTTGAGTTTCAGTTGCTTCACCGATAGTTACACCATATTGCTTGCAAAGTTTATCAATCATCTTTGCAGCAGCATCTGCTTCACTATCAAACGTGGTGTTTTCTTTCAGTTTCAGAATCGACTGAATCTTTGCAATAACTTGGGTGCGATCCATTGCGTTTGTCTGAACTCCGTTCAGTATAGCAGGTCTAGAGGGGGTTTGGGGAGTGTAGTGTGCCACTAAAACATGTGTCACACATGATCTTAAACTCCAAAGTGCTTGATATACAATTCACTTGCTTCTTTATGCCTTCCATGATTGGTAAGAAATCGAATTTGAAGAATAACTTTCTTCATAAACTCTTGTTTGCTCATTTGGAAGAAATAATGTCAGCAACAGTGTGAAGAGTATTTGCAGTTAGATTTCTTACTCCAGGAGAGAAGATAAATGCAACTGCAAAGATAAGAATTATAGTTCGCATCTTGTTCGGTGCTTTGAAAGTTAATGTCTTGCTTCTCATTTGCCAATCAGTTCGGCACGACCCTGATCCATCAAATCACCGAAAGAATACATTACATCCTTCTCAATACGAGCAAGATTATCTAGAGTCCAGTTATTCCAAATCTCATCATCACCATCATACAGTTCTTCAATCCAATAGTGAAAGCAATTTACATCCCAATTATAGAGATTATTCAGTGCATCAAGGATGGCATCAACAATTTGAGTTTGATTCATTGTTCCTTTTTGGTTGATGAACCTATTGTAGCACCCCACAGGTGCCGATTAGGATGAAAGTGGACAGTTGTAGCACTGTCGATCAGGCACAGATAGAACTTACAGGTTTGAAGTCGTAACCATAATTGCCTTCGATTGCTTCATAAACAATCACATTCTCACCAGAGAGTTCTACACTCCAATCAAGTGCATCTTCTTTTGCTTCATCAATGTCATCAAACCACTCTGCATCTTCAAGAGTGAAAGTAACAGGGCAAGCAACAAACATTGGAGTCAAAAGCAAATGAATTAAGTTGATGGTGCAAGTGTGATACACCTCATCAGGATGTAACAGGGACTTGCACTCTATCGTTTCTATTTAATCAGATGTCGTCGTCACTCAAAGCAGCATAACCACCCTCAATGTCTGCATCTTTATCACTCACAATCACATTCAGGATGTCCAGAATCTGATTGCCAGTAGCACCCTTGCGGAGCATACCGAGCATAACATCTTTCGAGAAATCAACAGTCATTTTAGTTTGAGTTAGTTTGACGTTTGTGGGGTGGGTTGGTTGCCCTTCCCTCACCACCCCTATACAATACCACATTTTGGGCACCGTGCTCATTTACTGTGCCACCAGTACAAGTGGCACACCGCATCACTGAACTGCAAGACTGGACAGATAATTTCCAACCAAATCACTCAGTTGAACAATTTTATGATCTTTCCCATAAAGAGTGAAATCAATATCAACACCATTGCGACTATCAACAGTTGCAGATTTAATTTCAACAAATTGAGAAGTCATAATAGGAAGAAATTGATCAATTAACCAATCCCAAACTTCAGAGTTGTTATTATCTTCTTCAGTGTCACATTCAATTAGAATTCGATCTCCAACTTGATGAACATAACTATCAAAATCGAGATCAATTTTACCATCAACTTCACCATACTCTTCAAGCAAGAAGTTCTCTTCAGTTAATGAACGAGTTGAGATTGCATCGAGATAACTTTTCAAGTTAAAGTCATCAACAACAGACAGAGATGCAGTTGCAACAAATTGAGTGTAAGACATTACAAATTTCCAGAGTTTTTAGATAAATTTCAAATTCAATAGGTTTTTTTCAACTTTAACCTGCGAATTTCATCATCAATACATTCACCAATTTGCTCGTAAATGTAATCAGTGTTTCCCACTTCATAGAGAACTTCATTTGCATCTTCATTTGGAAGATAAACCTCATTGAAGTTTTCATCCATTTCAAATACATCAGCAGGACTGAAGACAAATGCTGCAACATTGGCATCTTCACCATATGTTGCAATCAGATCATCGACCCGTTGTTTCAAATTAGCAAGGTTTCGATACATAATCAGTTATCTTCGATCAATTTAACATGTGGAGAATAGTCTGGATCTTTTAATATCTCATAAGTATAAGACATTACCCATTCATCATAATCTTTTTGAGTAGGTTCTTCATCAGGAGTATAATACTCCCATTCATCCATAAAACTTTCTACCGAGAAACTAAACTCAACTAATGAGATTTTTGGAATAATTTGGGTCACTGTTAGTCATTGGTGGGATGATTGACAATTTGGTCTTCAATTTGATTGGACAAATCTTGTATCCAATCTTTGTCACCTTTGTATTCTGGATTATGAGCATTATCACGGAGAAAGTTCATGATAAAGTCAATCTGCCCATCAGTGAAGTAATAATCTTTGAGTTCGGTCATTTCAGAACGTGAACATAATCAATGGACTTGATGCACCAACCATGAGCAGCAGTGATTTCTTCAATTAGATCATCTTCATCATCTGCTTCCCAAACGGTAGACAATACATCATCATAGATTTCATCTTTTGATTCAAAATCTAGTGCATCTTCATTAAGATCATCAGTGAAATCAAATTCAATCTCAGTAACTTTGTAGTTCATGCTAATAAGTAAAAATCAGAAGTTTTTATTAAAAACGTTACCTTTATCAGTAATCGTATAATCATCAGTTAAATTGTTCCAGGTTTTTACCCAGTCAATTTCCATAAATCCTGGCATCCTATCAAACACCTCATACCAACAATCATTTACAAATTGTTTGGCATATTCTGCACCAGAATAATGATTTCCACAATAAGAATCATGAAAACCTTCTATTTGATCTTCACCAAATATATCAATAAACTCCTCGATTGATTCCTGACTACAACCGTCATCAAGGAGTTCATTGATTTTTGATCGAACTTTTGACTTTGTGCTATCTTTATACTTTTCTAGATAGTCTTCTTTAGTCAGGGTTTCAAAAAACGTCATAACAAGAGAACTTCAAAACCTTTGATACGAGTATCATAGCACACCAAACGTGTGCTTGGGAGATTCAATGTGCCACTAAAAGTAGTGGCACATTGAATCAAGAATATCACTCTTCTGTGCTAACTTCTTCAGTTGATTCTGCAGTTTCTGCAGTTTCTTCTGTTGGGGGTTCGGGCAATGTTACCCCAATTTGGGTTAGATATTCAATTGCACCTTGAAGTTTTAGAATAAGTTCCCTATCATTAGCATTTCTTTTAGAGATTTCATCTCTCTGCTGAAGAAGTTGAATTAGATGTTGCTGTTGTTCAGTCATAGTTAAAAAAATAGTATTCTCGTTATTTATAATCTTTATTCATACCAATATTCATAATCTTTTACAACATCATCTGGATGTTGATACTTGTGAAGGATGCGATCTACAAAATCTTGTACTTCACCGTCATCCATTTCATCATTGAAATAGACTGAAATGTTTACAGATTTATGAGTAGTGATAGTTTCTTCCATTAGTATGGTTTTAGTCAAATTAAAAGGTACTTGTATAATGTATCAGAGATGAGTCTATTTCGCAACCTTTTGAAACTTATTGAGTACAAATTCTCAATTTATAGTGAGAATAAGATTTGCTACTCGATTTTCTGGTTGATACTCATTCAATGTATTAGAAACAATCCTAAATTGTTTTACAAGATTTAAGTAAT